AGGTGCTCCTGGGGCTGGTAAATCAACACTAGCCCTAGCACTTGCACTCAAAACCAACGTGCCAACATTGTACATATCTGCGGATACCAATGCACACACGATGGCTATGCGCCTAGCATCTATGATTTCGGGGAAGAGTCAGTCAGATGTGGAACAGAAACTTAATACTGATGTTGGTTGGACTAAAGCAGTCCTCCAAAAAGGAAACCACATAGTCTGGTCTTTCGAATCATCACCAACCTTAGAAGACATCGATGAGGAAGTCCAAGCCTTTGAGGAACTATGGGGATGTAGTCCTCACCTTATTATCTTGGACAACCTTATGGATGTTGCAACAGACGGAGGCGAAGAATTCGCTTCTATGCGAGCAATTATGAAGGAGTTGAAGTTCCTTGCGAGAGACACTAACGCTGCGATTGTGGTACTACATCACACTTCAGAAGCAGTTCCTGGGAATCCTTGTCAGCCAAGAAGCGCAATACAAGGGAAAGTTTCTCAGTTACCTGCCCTCATATGCACGCTTGGCACAGTTGGCACATCGATGGGCGTGGCATCAGTCAAGAATCGCTACGGAAGAGCAGATGCGAATGGAACTCTCATGACATGGCTAGCATTTAATCCAGAGTACATGTACATAGACGACATTCCAGAGAACGTATGACAACCAGAAAATCACACAAGACTAGAGGAGCAACATATGAAACAGACATCAGAGATTGGTTTCGAGCAAATGGATACGATTCTGAGCGACTTGCTCGAACAGGTGCAAAAGACGAGGGCGACGTTGTTGTACGCTCAGGCTTCCTTGGTAGAATTGGCGTTATCGAATGCAAAGCGCCAGGTGCAGGCAACGCCATCGACCTCAGTGGTTGGAGTAGAGAAGCCCAAGTCGAAGCCAAAAATTACGCCGCATCCAGAGGGTTGGGAGAGAGAGCAACGTTGGCGGTACTACTCATCAAGGCAAGAGGAAAGTCAATAGAAGATTCGTATCTAGTATTAAGGTTGGGCGATGTATTTGGTGGATGACTTACCAGACATAGTATTGGTGTTGAAGCACTATGGTGCTAACATTAATCGTGCGTCTGGTCAAGTCAACATCAAGTGTCCGTTCCATGATGACAGTCACGCAAGTGCAAGTTTTAATACAAAGCAGAATATATTTAATTGCTTCGCATGTGGTATGCAAGGTAACAGTATCCAGATAATTGCTAAGCAAGAGAGGTGTGATATACGTGAAGCAAAGTCTATCGCAGAAGGAATTACTGGGGAGAGCAGCCAACAAGTACGCGGGAAGCATCTCTCTGGCGGAAGATTACCTAGCAAGTCGGGGAATAACAAGGGAAGTAGCGCGTCTGGCGCGATTAGGCGTAGTAGAGGAGCCTGAGGCTGGACATGAACAGTACACAGGACGACTTAGTATTCCGTACATCACGAAGACTGGCGTTGTTGACCTGCGCTTTCGCTCTCTTAATCCTGCCGTTGAGCCGAAGTATATGGGCATGGTTGGCGTTGATACTCGGATGTACAATGTACTTGACATTGAGATTGCTGGAGATTGGATTGGTGTATGTGAGGGAGAGTTGGACACACTTACAATGTCTAAACTCGTCGGTATCCCCTGTGTCGGTGTCCCAGGAGCCAACAGTTGGAAGAAGCACTATACAAGATTGCTTGCAGATTTTGAGAGAGTCTTTGTATTCGCCGACGGAGATGCCCCTGGGCGTGAGTTCGCGGCAAGCCTCTCTCGAGAACTTCCTGTCACCACTGTCACCTTTGGTGACGGAGAAGACGTCAATTCGGTATACATCAGACACGGAGCGCAGTACATCAGAGAAAAGATGGGGTTAAACATTGATTGAGATTCCGCAGTGCAAGATATGTGGCACGAATTTTGATAACATCTTTGATGCAGTCAATCATCTTATGGATGATGAGGATGAAGTCTTTGACCCGATACTTAAACTACCAAATGGTTACTCGTTACTCCTCGGTTCCTTACTAGAAAAACTGTACAGGAATGCAGAAGATGTGGCACTCGTCAAAGATATTACTGAGATGACATACGCTACATTGTACGCAGCACAGACAGATGTAACACAGATGAAAGGCTTAGTCGAAGATGCAATCATTAAGCAACACATGGTAGACATAGATGAAGAATTAAAAGAACTATTAGAGGGGGATAAGTGAATCAAAAAGTGGTAAAGGAATTGCATTTGGAAACTCATTTAAGTAATACAGTTTATGAGTTGTCTCAACTCCTCATTAGCAAGCACCAAGACTATGGTCCAAAGAATATATCACACGCCCCTGGCGGTGCTATCAATGGACTGCGGGTAAGAATGCACGACAAGTTAGCACGCATCAACAACTTAGTTGACACCAAGGCTAACCCACAACATGAATCACTTGAGGATTCATTTAAAGATATGGCAAACTATGCAATCATCGGATTGCTAGTAATGAGAGGGCAATGGGATAACGAATGAAAATCTTTGGACCATACAAGGGCAGTAAACAAAACGGCGGGAGACCAATCTATGTATTTAAGCGCAAGAAAAAGGACGGCACTACTACCACTACGTCTTCGAATAAGGCTCGCGTGGATTATGAAAAAGCAACAGGTAAGAGCCTCCCGAGAAAGACGGATGTTGACCACAAAGATAATGGTGGCAGAGCGGGACGAGACGGCATAGGCAATCTCCAAACAATGTCTCACTCGGACAACGTTGGTAAAGAAAACAAACGTCGAGCAGTCAAGAAGACTGCCAAAAAAGTTATTAAGAAAGCGGCAAAAAAGAAATGAAAACTATAGTTTGCATCTCCGACCTTCAAGTACCGTACCACGATGTAGAAGCCACGAAGGCTGTGGCTAAGTTTATCAAGGAGTACCAACCAGATACTGTTGTATCCTGTGGTGATGAAATGGATATGCAAACTATTAGCAAGTGGAGTAAGGGTACCGAACTCGAGTTTGAGCGCTCTATCGGGCGGGATAGAGACCTCACTCGTCAAGTTCTGTACGACTTAACTGTCGAGCACATGGTTCGTAGTAATCATACAGACAGATTGTTTAACACAGTTGCAATGCGAGCCCCAGGTCTACTCGGGCTACCAGAATTACAACTTGAGAACTTTCTTGGCTTGAAAGAATTAGAGATTCAATACCACGTTGACCCTTACGAACTAGCCCCTGGCTGGTTACTTATGCATGGTGATGAGGGTAATGTCCAGCCTACAGCAGGTGCTACAGCCCTTGGTCTAGCCAAGCGTAGCGGTATGTCCGTAGTATGTGGTCATACACATCGAATGGGCTTGACTCATCATACTCAAAGTTATCGTGGCGGTAAGCCTAAGACTGTATGGGGTATGGAACTAGGCAACCTCATGGATTATCGTAACGCTAAGTACATCAAGGCTGGTCTGTTTACATGGCAGCAAGGCTTTGGCATCCTTCATGTTGATGGTAACACAGTCGTTCCACAGATTGTACCTATCGTTAATAATTCATTCACAGTAGAAGGAAAAACCTGGAAATGGTAATGGAGTGGGAACGCATCGAACCTTGGGACTACATCGTTGCACATGTGGCGGATGAGTACAATCGTAAATTCACTATGGTTGCTCGGGAAGATATCAAGCAGTCGCTCTATGAATGGTTTGTGTCGCACCCTAGGAAGTTAACTGAATGGGAAGGCTTCTCCAAGAAGTCTGCACAGAATTTACTCTATCGTTCGCTCCGTAATCAGGCACTAGACTATTGCCAGTACTGGAAAGCCAAGTCATTAGGCTACGAGACATCTGATTTATTCTTTTATGATGCAGACATCGTTGAAGCGTTGCTTCCAGCGGTACTTCGTGGAGACATAACAGAGGCGCCAGTACTTAACTTAGGTATGCCTGGAAAGCCATCTGCACCAGCCGAAGGCGGTAACATTATGGCTATGATGGCTGAGATTAAGGCTGCATATCTAAAATTAAATACAGAGGATAGACACATTCTCTATCACAAGTATGCAGGGTCATTATCGTATGGTGACATTGCTATAGAACTCGCCTTACCTAGTGATGATGCTGCACGCATGAGACATAATCGTGCAATCAAGAAACTCATCACTAGGCTTGGCGGATTCCGTTCTTACTTAGACAAAGACGAAACAAGTGAGGTAGGGAATGACGAACCCAACCAAAACGAAGATGCTGAACAAGGACAAGAAACCGATTAGTGTTTCTTTATCCATAAGTCTCCCATCGTTCGTGTTCTTCGTGTTCAGCAATCTCCCTGCCTCTGGCAAGTCGTATATGTTCCACTAACTGTCCAGGAGTTATGAGATAACCTCTTGATGGATTGGGTGGAATGTTGCAGGTGATAGGTCTGCCACTCTCCCATACAATCTCCTTGAGCCTGTGCAATGGAACTATAAGTACCGAGTCCTCTAGTACAAATCCCCAATGCGTAGCGTTGCTAACTCTGATGCCAGATGGCTTCCAAACATCTTCGTTAACATAGTAGCATTCCGTTTCGATGTACAGATTACCAGTCTGCACCCATTTCCTATCGGTCTTGACTTCTACAGTATCCATGTGGAGTAGGTCGGCTACCTTACTCTCACCTACCATGCCGTCCCTGTAGTCTAAGTCCCAGTTACTATCTCTCATTTATCCTCCAGATATTTTTTGAATGCTGCGTCCCAGTCGTAACTTTCAAGGTACTCTTTGACACCTTCACTAATTTGGTTTTGTAGTTCTTGCATCTCTTCATCTTTCATCTACCCTCCTGTTATATATCATCCCAACAGTCTTCGCATACAGACCAATCAGCCATTCTGATTAGGGTTTCGGTACCAACCATGCTTTCGCACCTTGTGCATTTACTTAGGTCGTCCTCATCATAGTCCATTTATCCCCCTGTCGAGTAGAAGCCTGAGCCATTGAATTTAACTGGTGCAGAATAATACACGCGTTTCATTTCTTCATTACAATTTTCACATCTTGGAATAACTTCTTCCTCTGTCATACCGCGTTCTATTGACACCAATTCGTTCCCGAATGGGCATAGGTATTCATAAGTTGCCATTAGTAGTAGCCCCTTCCACTGCTTGCTTAACTATCGTAAGACATGCATTATATCCATCTACCCACTCACCAGTAATTTCTGTGTATGGTTTTAGTTCTGCTATTACTGCTAGTAATTTATCTAGTGTCATTAGTACCAGCCCTTCCGCTGATGAAATTTCCATGCCATGCATGGTGTGCCATACCTGTGCATGATATAGTCAAAGCCTCTATCTATCTGCAATGGTGCTGGTGTTTTAGGGTCTAGCCCAAGTATCTGTGGGATACCGCCAGCATTCTTACCCATTACCTTGACCTTATTGTAAGCATTAGCCCTCCAATTAGACTCTTTTGTCCATAGTTTCTCTAAGCATAGATATTGATTGTCAGCCCACGATTGTACTACATCATGTGCGTAAGCCTTGCTATCCGCGACAGTCCATTCACGAATTTGTGTCGGACTACTTTCTGTTCGGTTAACCGAACGACTAGTAACCCATAAGGATACTGCAATAACAAGCAAGAGTGCTATTTTTTTATACATGCTTCCCCTCCAAATATGGTCTCATCCGTTTTAGAAACATCATTGCTGCGTTCTCCTCATCGGCAGTTACCTTACCGCTTGGACCAACTTTGTCTGTGTATCTTGCAGATGTCTGCCGTCCTGTATTATATGGGTCAACTCGATAGTCAAGCCCTCTCTCCTTAGCGATTGCTATTCGTTGCCCAGCAAGCAGCCCACCCCAGATACCATACGCTAGATTCTCTGGCTTGATGCCTTCCTCTAGACATTTCTCCCTAATGGGGCATCTACTGCATACGCCAATAGCATACTTAACTGTTGGCAGTACCCTGAGATTCATCGTTTCTATGTTACCATTATCTATGGTGGGAAACCATGCGTCAGGATTATCATCATCTGTACAACTACCGCGTAATTGACTAATCATCTCCAAACATCCTATCTGGTTGTCCGCATTCGTCTTCACTCATAAGGAATCCACAATCGTCACAGAATTCGTCATCCCTACCTAGTGCTATGTCGTCATCTAATGGTGGCTCGTAACTCATTTGATTTCACCCTTCTCAAGCATCTCAATGTAGTTCTGTAAGTCTGCAAGATGCTCGCGTAATCCTTCTAGGTCAAGATATTCCCAATCGTCCTTAGTTATACTAGCCATTATGCTACCTCCCTTAGTAGTAATCGTACCTCTGCTATGCGTGCATTTTGCATTCTTTCATACTCAGGTTTGTATAGTCCTGTGGTGCTGGTCAATACTTGCAGGTAATCTATCAATACTTCCCGCAATTTCTCTTTCTGTTCTATGGTCATGACTCTCCTATCCTGCATTGTGAGAGGGTACGAATACTCGGTACACCTCTACATTAGTTAGTTCCTTGCCCCATTCTAGGGCTAGGTCTCGCGTGTCGAATGGTCCGTAGTGGACAAGTCCGTCTACAGTTTGTGTCGAAGTTATCCAGCCCGCCACCCACATCCCTGCAAATGGGTCTGTCTGTTCGGTTAACCGAACGCTAGTTTCCGAATCCGAAGTAATCATTATAGTAACCTACCTTACCTTTCTTGTTGTATGAGTATCGGTCTTTTTCTGGTGTCCAGCATAGGCAAGTGTCCGAGTATGTACCCGAGCAATCGTAGCATGCCATACACATTTCACAGTAGTAAGGATTGGCATCCTCAAAGGCTACTGCTAGGCAATGAGCGCACTCCTCTACTTCCTCGTAGCCACCATCGTTAAGAGCAAGCGCACTAGATTTACTGGGCGTACCTAGATAGGTAGACCATGTAGATTCTTTGTATGTGGAGTTAGACCACCACATGCCCTCGTTATCCCAATGACCAGCATTTTCGTTGATGATGTAGCATTGGTCATTAGCATCAGGGTCAAGGGTAAAGATAACTATCTTGCTACCCAATGCCCACTTGCTAACCATAGTCCAGACATGGGCATCATCTAGTGCAGCGACACCGCCCATAGCGAACAAGGTATCCTCTGCAAAGATACGCGTGTCACTCCGTCTATCTCCTGCTGAGATGTTGATGTCAAGGATGCCATTGTGTGCTAAGTAAGTATCGTACTTACTAGGCACCCTGAATGGATGACAGTTATCATCATTCTTGACACCATGCGTAGCATAGCGAGCATGGTACATGGCATAACTGGATGGAAACTC